TTAAACGAGGCAGGAGCCTTATAATCGTAGCTCTTGGTTTTCACATGAGCGTAAATATATTCCTGTGGATTAGGAGAATTCAGGTAATCATCTTGCAGGACAATCAAAGACACGGGAGAGGCTGAATTATCATACGTCAGAGAGATATTGGAAATTGTATATTGATAAGTATTCCCTGCAGCAATGCTCTGATCGCAGAATAGTTCTGCTTCAATTGTATTAGCAGGAGCAGTAAAAACAATAGTGAAGTTTCCACTGCCGTCAGGAACAATAGCTGTCGGAGTATTCGAAATAGTTCCATCAATATTCTTCCAATACATTACCATGCGGTGATTAGTGGCAACGCCGGAAACATTGGTGATCTTTCCGGTAACCTTGTATTTCCTACCACCTGTGGGACGAAGATTATATACAGAGAATCCGAGCTTATTGTTCAGCGCAAAACTGTAATAAGTATCTACAGCAGGAGATAAAGTAATAACATATTCATTACCTGCATCAATGTTCACTGATGCGCCTGCGATGGATTCAAGACGGGTCTTGATGTATTGTCCAAATTCAGTATCAAAAGTATCGACCTGATTTGGTCCAATATTCTGGGCAGTTCCCTTACTCGGAGCCACATAAACAGAAGCAGTTGCAAGAGCAGAATCAGCAGGCATTTCAAAGAATCTGCCCGGAGTTCCGTTAATAGAGCGCCATTGACTCCAAGATTTAGTGTCCACAGAGTAGGCATAGATCGTATTCAAATATCTTACAATAATACGCCTATTCACCACAGAAACATCTACGTCCAATGCGCCTGAATCCAGAGAAGAATCATCGGCAGTGAATTTACAGAATCTGTTAAGGTGAGTGGTGGAGTTATTGACCAATTCATATAGGCGACCTTGGTCATAAACATAAACGTAGTTCTCAAATTCCACTACAGCATTGGCATTTGCAGCACCAACAGAACCGGAAACTTTAGAAGCCTGCCCACTTGCAACAGATGCTCCATAAGAAAAGCGCCATGTTCCATCATTTTTGAAAACAAGGAGATTATCGCCCACAGGAAGCAATGCAGTAATGAAGCCACCCTCACCTGCGGCTACATCAAAGAAATCATTAGCTCCCCAAACGTCAGGCTTATATCCAACGTCGTCGATTGTCGAGAAATAGACCCTACTGTTATTGGCAGCGGCAGTTGTTCCGGCTACCCAAAGACGTAGTTTGAATGCCACCATTGCGAAACCTTTTTTCATTCCCGCAATATTGGTAGTAGTCGTTTTATCCCATTTGAATCCGGAGATAGCGGAGTTCGGATCAACACAGAAATAGGCAATATCATCAATCTGAGCCATTGCTGTAATCTTATTGGCCGAAGAATCATAATTCACTTTGATATTCAAAGGAACACCGGTGAAATCACCATTCAGGTACGCCAAAATACTGGCAGTAGTAGCTCCTGTGGGCTTAGAAACTACGACATACCATTCTGTGGAAGATGCCCGGTAAATACCAAGAACATTAAATTGTTGGCTTCCGATAGTAGACGGGTTAATATAAGAACCTGTTGCCTGTCGAATAAGCGGTCGAGTTGTCAGTGAGGCATCTGGCCCTACTTCAAAGTTAATTAGTTCCAGTACTTCTGCATCCTGAGCCTCACCAGATACAGAAACGTTATTAAGGCCGCCAGAAAAGGGGCCAATTTGTACCGAACGTCCGGGCATTTACCAAACATCCCCTTCGTCATATTGGATAACCGGAAAAGAGTTACCGTGATCAGAAGTCTGGTTCTGTTGAGAATTGATTTCATCAACAAATTCAGACTGTTTTGCGGCCGCTGCCTGAAAGTTTTCATCCAGTTCATATGCCTGTTTAATGACATATTGAACAAGGGCATTGAAATAGTTATCAGGAACAGAAAGAGCATCACCTGTATTAGAAATAGCTGTAGGCGACTTAGTGTAATAAAGAGTCAGACCAGAAGCAATATCTACATCAGGAACAGGGTAAAGATTGAGCGTATTTGCTTTTACCCACCAAACACTAGGAGCTCCTGTAGCACTTGGAGTACTGGAAACCAAATTCATTGCTGAATTGAAGTCGGTTTTCTCTACCAATGCACCATCATAAAGCAAGGAATTGACCAAAAGCATATCTGCAAAAGTGGAAGGAAGATTGTATTCTCCCTGACCGCTTACTACTGCCGTGGAAACCTTGACTTCATTAATTGTAGTGTTCTTCTGGATGATTTCTCTTTGCCCGGCATTAATCCATCGGATAATGTGAGCATCAGTAATCTGAATATCGGCTTCATCACCGAACTGAGTCTTTACGTAATCAATTACATCCTTGGCTACGTGCGTATAAGTCTCAAATGGCATTAGAATTCACCGTACTTACGACCATCATGCTTGTAGTAATGTTTTACACTTTTTGCCATGGTGTTAATGAAATCAGTTTTCATTGAAAGATTATCATTATGGACCTGTTGCTGGTCCCTTTCTTTCTTTTTCTTATCTGCAATGTACTGATCGTAAAGCTTCTTTTCACCGTGCAAAGCTGTGTCATGCTCATACAACCACCGGAAAACAATATTGATGTTTAGTTCGTTTTCCTTAAGTTCTTTAAGAACCTGTCCGGTGTTAGTATCCACCAAAGCAAAGGGGTACAATTCATCCTTAGTCCGCTCATGCGCTGGAACTCCACAGAGACGTATATTTGGATAACGCTCGGCAATTGCGCGAGCAAAGTTAGTAATTTCTTGGGATTGGGCCATACCAGAAGACGGTTCCAGAAGATATGCGCCGCTAAGATCAAGTCCATTCATGAAACGATTATGCCCCATCCCTGAATTACTTTTCAAGGACGGGGCATAATTCGTGGTATACTACTTCAAAATCCAGATCAACTGTCCAACATTCAGATAGTTGGGATTCTTTATACCGTTGTATTTAACAATGTAGTCCACAGTAACGCCATAATACTTGGCAATTGCTCCCAGAGTATCGTTTGGCTCTACCTTCCAGTAAAGCGGACCGGGAATATTAAGTTTCCAGCCAACTTGAAGTTTGCTATCGACGGGAATCTTATTATGTGCTGCAATCTTGGAAGCTGCCTGAGCCTCACCATAGTAATACTTGGCAATCTTTCCAAGAGTATCTCCCTTTTCAACAACCCAGTATTGCCCGGTATACTTACCGTTAGGTGTTGCCTGTGGCTTGGGCTTAGGAACAGGGTTCGGCTTTACCGGAGGTCTAGTAGTTCCGGAAGGCTTAATAGCACCATTTACCAATTCCACTACATGCGGAATCTTGTCTGCATATCGTCCGGGGCAAGCTGTCTGAACCCAATTCTGATGGATAAAGATAGTCGTGTCAGGATCTGGAGTATGCTTTTGAATATACCTAATAACAGACGCAAGAGTTTTAAGGTCACCCTCAGTACACTCAGGACGGCATTCAATTCCAATGGTCCTCGCATTACCTTCAGCATTCCCAGAGTGCCACGTAGCATCCGCAAAATCGGCAAGAAAATAAACGTAATCCTCTTGAAGTACTACGTGGGCGGAAACCTGACGTTCATTCGCAGAGGCAAGATATTGAGCCACAGTGTGGATATTCTGGCCCATTGCGCCCCAATGATGGGTAGTGGCGTCATATCCGCGATCATATCCAAATACACGCTTAACGAGCATATTTGGGGTAATGTTCTTTGCCCGGAGAGAAGTGTTAACGACAATGCCGTTATCCAGAGTAATTGTCATGTTCTTTCCTCAATTTAGTATACCTATAGCGCCTAAATTGTGCCCTATAGATTCCAATACCTACTGCGCCTATTGAGATAAAGAATAGGCCAATTGAAATAAATGCCAGTTCCTTACGGAAAGGAAATTCACCGAAAACAATGCGAACAGCTGAGATTGAAAGTACCATTAGGATAGCAAAAAGCAATCCCCATATATACCTACCTGCTGCTTGTTTATACCAAGGAGCCAGAATCGTGTAACTGATCCAAACTAAAAAGGTAATAGCAAACCCCACCATAAACAGGACTCTAACGGCTACAAGGTACGTTTCATCACTCATTACCGTTCACCTAGTGCCTTCCTAAAATCCGCAGAGAAGTGATTTTCTTCTCTAATTTTTTCAATGAAACTTAAAACAGTCTGAGCCTGTTGTAGACTCTTTTCGGATTCAGCCCTTTCTTTCTTAGCATTTATTAGTTTTGTATGTTGTTCGGAGGACAGTGAAAACCTTCTGAGGAATTTCATGTTTCCTT